CTTGCAGCTTGTGCATCTTCAGCTAAAAAAGCGACTGAAAAAACAGCAGACGGAATTTCAACAATGAATGAAATGAGAAAAAAAGCTGCTCAAGAAACGAAAATTTCTTTCGGGACGACCACGATCCGGAAAACAATTGATGGCCTATATTATATTGGATTCTATTCAGAAACTCCCGAGCTGTTTGAATTTGAAGGCTTTCAATTTGAGGGCTCGACTATTATAGAGCATACAAAGACAACTGGTACGACCAAACAGAAAGGGAAAAAAGGGAGTGCGCTATTAGGAATTGTAGCTGGTTCAGCACTTGGACCATTCGGAGCGATTGTTGGTGGCGTGGTAGGCGCTTCCGGAAAACGCAAAGGTAAAATGAATTCAACCTCTGTTACTACTACAGAAGAAAAGCCCGGACTTGCCAAGTTGTACTTGAGAAATATCGAAACAAGCGAAGTCAAGACAATTAAAGCCAAGATCACAAACGCGCAAGCAGATAATATTAAACTGTTTTTCGAATAAATAAAAAAAGCCCCGAGGCAAGCCACGGGGAAAACATGATATAAGTTAAGTATAGCAAAATCATTTCGTTCTTTCAATTGTGCGGGCAAGCCAAAACGGAGGAAAGACATGATAAAAAAATATACAACCAAAAACGGGGAGACTCGTTACTTATTTCAAACTTATCTTGGGATCGATCCCTTGACCGGAAAAGAACGGCGAACCACGCGCCGAGGTTTTAAAACCATAAAGGAAGCCAAACAAGCGGAAAGAAATCTCTTGCTTGACGTGGAAGAGAACGGCCTTCCGTCGAATCAATCGGACGGATTCCAAGATCCTACATTCGAAGAACTAGCTTCCTTGTGGTTGGAGAATTATAAAACCACTGTCAAACCCAGCACATTTGAAAACGTTCGATCAAAAGTCGAGAAAATGACTGAAGAGCATTTTAAAGAGATGAAGCTGAAAAAAATAACAGTCGCATACTGTCAAAGAGTGGTTATTGAATTAAGTAAAAGCTATGTCTTATACAATCATTATCTTTCAGTTATCAACCGTATTTTTAAGTACGCTGTTTTAATGGACATCATCAATTCAAACCCTTTTGATAAAGTAATCAAGCCAAAAAGCCGGCAAACGCAAAGAAAGGGCAATTTTTTAACCAAGGAAGAGCTGAAAAACTTTTTAAAACTAGCGCAAACTGCTACGCTTTCTTATTTCTTCCCGCTGGTGCATTTAATGAGCTACACTGGGTTACGGCAAGGGGAAGCCCTCGCGTTGAAATGGTCCGATATTGACTTTGAAAATAAAAGAATAACCGTCGATAAAACGGCTGCCCGAATCAAAGAAAAACAAATTCTTCAAACCCCCAAGACTAAAAATAGCAAGCGCGTGATTTCTATTGATCCTACTACTATTTCAATCTTGAAAAGTTGGAAAAAGGACCAGATCAAGATCTATTTTAAAAACGGCAAGCATTTTGAAGGCGATGAAAATTTCATCTTCACGAATCAGCGGGGCGAATGGGTACACATTCATAACTTCATTCGTTATTTCAAACGCTTCATCGCTGACCATAAGCTAAAACCGATTACGCCCCACGGCTTACGACACACGCACGCTTCATTGTTGTTTAGCGCGGGCGTGGAACCGAAAAACATTTCTGATAGATTGGGCCATAGCACCGTCCAGATCACGCTGGACCTGTACACTCACATAACGGAAGAGCAACGGACCGATACAGTCGAGAAACTGCTTGAATATATGGTAATATAAATATGTCGTATTCAATCCCGTATTCATTCGTTCCAGCACCTCATAAAATCAGTGTTATCAAGGGGTTGGAGGTGAGTGGCATTATTTTAGCATATTTGGAAAATCGTTTCCATCGTTGCGCTATATGTTTCTATTAGTTATGAAATAGCGCATTAGTCAAAATATCGTTTTCGTCATTTTTCGATAGTTAAAAAAAGTCGTATTCAAAATCGTATTCATTGCCCGCATAATTGAGAGAACGAGCCCGAGGGCTTTTTTATTTTGCTGTTATAATAGACAATCCGGAAAATTGCCGTTATAACAGAAAAAGGCCGGATCCCCGACCTTAATCTTTCTTATCTAGCCATCTCTGGACTTTCTCGACTGTCTCGACGCTCAAGTCCTCGAAGCGTTTCTTTCCGGATCGCAAACGGGAGATCGCTTGCTGGCTTACTCCCGTAGCTTTCCAAAGCGCGTAACCTGTAACGCTTCGATCGAGAAGGATTTCTTTTACTTTCTCGGTATCAATAATCATTCAACGACCTCGAACTCTTGATAATATGCTTGACTGGTACAGCCTGCGATAGCGGTAGCGAATTGTTCATCTGTGAGTTTTTCAAAGACTTCACGACCCCAATCAAAGTTTTCAAGATCTTTGAGCGCTTGTTCTGCTTGATCTTCATCGTTCAAGCGATCTTCTAAATCTGCCACTGCTGGCGATACGTAAGCCAATTCATGAAATAGTTGTGAATCACTGTCGATATAATCTCCAATATAACCCTTATCGACTAAAGTTTCTAATAGTTCATAGTATGTTTCAGCTTCAACTGTCTTGATCCAGCGTTTATCTGTGCTTTTGCCTGTCCATTTAATCATTTTACTTTTCCTTTGAGATCTTTTGATCTCCCTTTCTTTATCTTGATTACATTATATCACTATACTAAACGTTCGTCAAGTATTTTTATAAAAAATAATTAAAGATTTTTTATTCTGAAACTAGTTTCAGACAAAATAAAAAGCCCTCCCGGTTTGGGAGGGTAGGTCTTATTATAGAGTCTCTGGCCACGGATCGTCTGTGATATACGACATATCAGTAAACCGCAAGTCTCCGATATCACGATCTGTTGGCACTGGATCATCGAATTGTAAGCGTAGCTGGTTGCCGTCACCCGGCCCGCCTAAGTAAAATGTTCCCAAACGTTTACCCTTGTCATTCGTCATAATACCCAGTTTTGAGCTGGTCGCACGAAAACCGACGGGTATACCGCCGACATTTAAGATAACCACGTTGCGCTCACGGTCTGACCCTTGAGGAACGTAGCTGGGCGCACCTCGTCTCACGATTCCAAACCAACCCCACGATAGACCACCGAAGCCGACCTCTACCGTGGAATTTACACGTCTAAACTCAACATATGCATTAGTTTGATTTGAGTTGATGTTTCTTGGCTTATATTTGACATCGCCAAACAAAACAGACCAAGCGTTAGAGCCGGTTCCAGCGGTCTTTTTGATCCACTTGACAGCCCCATTCTTCGCTGTCGTATCGGTATAAATTGTACCGATGTCAGCATTAAGATTGTACGGGAAGCCTTGTCCTTTTAATTCGCCACTAGCACCACCCGTTCCTACCTTACGTTTCAGCTCTTCCAGATCATTCTTGCTTGCGAGTTGGCTTGTGTCAATCGTTGGCAATTTTGAGCGTGTGACAAATGGATCACCACCGTTTTTTAACTTATCATCAATAAGAGCGTCAAGTCCAAGTTCTACGTGCTTCTCTTTGATGTTGGCGGTTATTCGAGATTGTAACTCTGCATAAGTTGTAAATATAGTGTATGCACTATTAAGCGTCAACTTATTGTTCTGCAAATCACTAATATCACGGCCGATCTGTTGGATCGCTTTCTTTAGTTTATCCATGCTTCACCTCCTTAGAGGGTATTCTTGGCCGTTGTATAGATTTGTACGAAGTCAGTATTTTCTAAGTCGGTGAATTTTTGGCCAAGCTCTGTCATTTTTGACACAATCGCACTGTCTGAGCTTCCGCCCGCTTGGATCTTTTCAGCAATTTCTTTCAGCGTGTCAAGCTCTTCTGGAACACCTTCGCCCAAAATAGCTGTTTTCACGCCTTGAATGGCTGTGTCTAGTTGTTGTTGAGTGATTCCGCCTTGGCCAATTTCAGATTTATCTGCCTTGGTAGCAAGCGTGGTCTTGATTTCCTTTACGTCAGCACCGACTGCTTGTGCGAATTGAGTTAATTTTTCTGTGTTTAAAGTCATTTATATGTCCTTTCTAAATTTTCGCAAGATTGTATAGTGTAGTCAAATCTGGCAATTCTTCTGTGTTTGGCCCATTTGGATGTGCTGCGATATACTTGTCGATTTCAGCTTTAACATCATTCTTCATAAGTGATAGGACTTCTTCGCTTGTAAATTCGTCCGCTGATCGGGTAATATCCAAGCGTGTTGAGCGATCACTTGGGAAGATATAGCCATCACAAACGACTTCGACCAGATAAGACCCAATCGGGAGGGGCTTGCTTATTTTAAAAGTAACCTTTGATTTCTCTACTGTACTCTCAAATGTAGCCTTTCCTTTTTGGTTGAAGATCCTGATTGTAGCATTTTTGCCATTTAGATCACTGATTGGATGCATATTTTCATCCAACAGCTCATAACCAAATAAAGAGGCAGAGTCGCCTTGCTTGACGACTGCTCCTCCTTCAAATTGTTGTAAATTCGTAGAATTTAATAGTGCCATTAAATCCTCCTTCTGTTACATATCGGTACAATCATCCAAATACTTGTCTTCAACCCATTGTGAGCTTGCAGGATGATTGATTCTTGCCCAACCATTCAGTTTTTCATATACACGGACTCGTGTGCCTGCAGCGATAAACTCTTTGTCCTGACTATCAATGCGAGGGCCTGCTTCTACATAATAATCGGTAGTAAGTGTGCCTTCATAGTAAGGTTTGTCAGATACTTCCAGACGAGTGTTTACATCCAGCTCTTTGTCAAATGCACTTTGCGCAGGAGCTTGCACAGGAGTCCCGTTGTAACGGAAGACGATTTCACGAGGGCGACCATTGAGATCCCAGATATAGTTGTAGTCATTTTCTGTTACCCCATCCATGCCATAGTTGCAGTGGATAGCCGTGCTATCGCTGGTCATGATTAATACATGTCCAAATGCTCCGAGGGAGCTAGAGCCGTCACGAGGGGCCCAGATTACCACATCACCATATTTTGCATCAAATGAGCTGTCTACTGCGTCATGGATTTTAGCATAGCCAATTGCTGGCAATGCTTGTTGTAGTGTTTCTGTGTTGTTATTTAGGCTGATTTCAAGTGCATAGCTTACTGCAGACGAACAGTCAAACTCAATACGGCCATCACCGTCTGCATCGTTTCCGTATCGGTCGCCCATGTCATAATGCACGGGAATGGCTTGTAGATGGCGCATGCGAGCGATACTTGATTCAATTTTACTCATTTTCTTTCTCCTTTAATTCAAAAGCCACCGCCCAAAAAAAGGCAGTGGCTAGTAAAAAGATTGTTACTTTAAGAATTAGCTTCTTAATCAGCGTTTGGCTCATCGTAGTCAAGCGCTCGTGTGCTATCACTCAATCCTGATGTTGTAGGGTCGTTAACGATCCCAACAAGCACAAGGAAAGCAAATAGTACATTGATGAATACAAGGACTTTATCAATTGTTTGGCCAAATTCCAATTTGATACCGAAGATATCAGCAAAAGCTTGGAATAGCAAGGCCAAGGCTGGCACAAGAGCAAGCCAAAAGTTTTTGTTTTTCAAACGTACTGTCCAGTTAATTTTCATAGTTGTTCCCTCACATCTAAATTATTATATTTTTTATAGAGAGCGTCAATATACCCATTGCCACCTAGTTTTTTATAGCTTTTATGCATTTTGTGTATAATGTCGCTCTCGTGTACAGTGGTATATCCACGCTTAATAGCTGTACTGATATCACGCTCTAGTCTTAAATACATCGTGACTAGATGCGCTTCGTCATGTACAGCTAATTTTTCGTTTACTTCATTAATTTTTTTGTTGTTGTCCTCGCCAACTTCTTGGACGGTTTCCACTGATTTCTGGATTGTGACTAGTTCGTCTTTTAACTCATTAAACTGTTCTTTGTTTAAGTTAGCAGATTTGCTCGCTTTTAACCCAAACCAGCCTGTGGCCACAACCCCAATTGTCGGAGCGAGATGTGCGATTAGATCTGACAAACTCAATCACTCACCAACCTTTCTAAATTAGAGGTTGTGGTGTAGCTGTGGTCACTGGTTGAGTTTCAAGCTCTCCAGCTGGTTTCGGTTCGTCCTCTTTTTGCTTTGGCTCGTCCTCTTTTGGTTTAGCCCATTTCCAGATGCCAATTTTGCCATTTTGGTAAAGACTGTTTAATTGATCCAAGGTTTCGCCTTGGTAAGTAAATGGTTCATTTACTTGAATCATGATACGTTTACCTTCACCAAATGCTTCAATATGATTTGGATCTTCAATCGTAAAGATCTCTTGTGGTTGGTAAGTCTTGCCAGATTGACCAAGGTCTACCAACTCAAGTCCACGTTTAAATACAGTTGGATCAAGTGGATTTTCGACATCGGTCACACGGGCCAAAACGTTCCATTCAGCCACTTCTTTGATTTTCTGAATTTGGTTTGCTTTTTCTTCGTTATCCTTGGTGAGAGCTTGAATCTTAGCAATGGCATCCTTGTTAGCTTCAACAGACTTGTCAAGTTCTTTCTTGATCGCTACGACTGCGCCAGATGTGTCAAGCTCCATGCGAACGATGTTCAATACTGCTTCAACCAGTTTCGCATCATCTTCGGTCATGCGGTTTGTTGGCAAAATTTCCTCAAATACACGATAAGGAAAGTCTTGCTTGATTGCTACTTTCGTAGTGTTGGCTACTGCATCGTATGATTTAAATTGTACCTTGTAATCCATTATTTAGTTACCTCGTTTTTGTTTTTGATTTCGTTGAAAAGGTCCATCAAATCCTTATCTGATTCGAGGACGGAACGATATACTTCCAGCTCTTGAATGAGTTGTGCTTTTTCCTGTTGCGATTCAGTCAATCGTGCTTTGAATTCAGCTTCATTGATTGATTTACTAGCTAATTGATTAGCTAGATCTGTGATAATTGATACATAAGTTTGTTCGTTCATTACAGCTCCTATCTGTAGTTATATTTTGAAAGGACACCACCGATGTGTCTTTGAGCAGCACTGTTTTTGAGATCCCATCCATATTTTTGCAGGATGCCAAAGCATGTGAGTAAATCCCATAAATAAGTTCCAACACTTCGATGATTGCCGTCTGCTGTGTAGATCATTCTAAAATCAGATGCAATCATTTCAGAGTATGTTGTTCCGTTTAGTGGTGCAATTCTTGGTTTACCAGCATTTTGAATGATCCAACCTTGTTTGTATTCACTGTGTTGTAAGTACAGCTTATCTGCATAAAACTTAGTATAATCTTCAACGTCTTCGTTTGTGCTGTTGTAAATTTCAATACCACTAAATGTCCTGTTGCCACTATTTTCCGTACCGTCACGGTTTGATCCGATGATGGTTTTCGAAAATCTGTTCCCGTTTTCGATATGTGTCCCGTATCTGATAAACTGAGTAGGGAAGTTATTAAAAACACGTCTAATCACTGCCGTGTCAGTTAACATGTTCATCGCACTACTATCTAAATCAAATACCAGAGCTCCAGTATTTGATTCAAGTCTTCCACCTTTAATACGTTCTGCAGAAAAGTCGATTGAGGCAAGTTGTGTGATAAAAGCTTTTTGCGATGTGAGTTCTCTAATAAATGCTTGATTAGCAAGCAGTTTCTGAATCAAAGCATAATCAACTTGTAGTTTGTCTGCTGTAACTGCATTACTAGCCAAAATCTGAGTAGTGACTGATCCAGATTCCATGTGGCCTGTCCGAACGCTCTGAGAAGCTAGATGACGGCTTGTGATTGAGCCATCAACTACCATGTCACCTTTAACCTTGATCAGTTGAGCGATCAAAGCAATGGCTTCTGGTTCCTGTACCAGCAAAGAACTAATAGTTCGTCCGTTGATAGTCTTACCTGTCCCAAAAGAGATTTGACCATCTGTGATGTTGATGTCTGTTTTCTTCAAAACACCATCAAGCTGGCTGACAATCGTTGCTACTTGACCATTGACTGTTTGCTGAAAATTAGAAAAGCGCCCATTGATGCTGTCTTTAAAATCATCCAACTTGTCATTGAGGACAGAATTTTGGCTGGACAGCCTCATTCCGAATTCTGTAGAAAATGTTGAAAACTGCCCATCTACTGTCTGTTTATATTCAGCAATCTTGGAAGATATGATTTGGTCATTATTTTGTTTAAAATCTTCAAATTTTCTTGTGATTCCAGCTACATCTTCCGTATATTGAGACTTGGCAACATATCCTTGTTCCAAAATCTGTCTAGTTGCTTTTAAAGCGTCAACAGCAGCCTTCTCAGAGTATGTCAGCATGCGCTGTTCAAGTTCCCCACTTGGGCCAGTTTTTGTCTCCAATTTTGTCAATTGAGTAGATAGACCTTGGACTGTCTTTTCAAATGTGGCCTGTGCTTGCTCTACTAGATAATTTTGATCTTCTGGAGCAGGCCCTGCATCTGTTCTGGTAGTGCTTTGTGTGAGTTCTACTTTTTTGAATGAAATTGATCCTGCTTCACTATACCCGATGATGATTCGCCAAAAATCAAACTCTTCACTTTTTTCTAGTGCAGGGACAGAAACTTGGTATAGTTGCCATTCGTCTGTTAATTGAAAATTACCAGAGATCCTTTCTTTATTGCCTCCAGATTTTCTATTTTCACGCAAAGAGACCCACATTGTGCTAGAGCCACTATTTCTTTTCGCATAGAAGGAAATAGTGTAAGGCTCGCCTTTCTCTAGATAATCCAGAGCAGTTGTCTTTGATGTGGCCCAGCTTGGGGCTGTGCTAGAAAAAAGCTGTGCTTGTTTCCAAGTATTGGTGTTGCCTGAAATAGTATAGATGCCGTTTTCTGCTGTACCAGTTGAATTGCTTGAATCACCATGAGTGAAGAACCAAAGACCACGAGTGAAATCATAATCTTCAGCATAGTTCCTTGAACCAACTTTCAGATTCGTGAACTCTTCTTTGACCCCTGCCACTGTCTGCTCAACATATGACCGATCAGCTTTGCCATTTGTGACATTGGTTAGGTCAGAGATGGCTTTTTCTGTGGTCTGTTCAAACCGTGATTGTGCGCCTTGGATGCCAGAGAACTGGCTTTGTGTCTTGGTTTTAAAGTCATTTATCAACTTCTTGATGTCCACATTACTGGTTTGCAGTTGATCAGTAGTAGACTTTAAACCTTCCATTTTGACAGTGATGTCACCATATTTCGCATTGAACTCTTGCGTAATTTCATTCTTTGCTTTTTGACTTGCAACTTTGACAGTTTCATCAACTTTGGCAGCGACTTCCTGTTTTACTTTCTCAGCCTTGTTTTTGGCATCTTCAATGCCATTGTCCATATCCAGACGCATCACACGCATTTTTTCAGCAATTTCTGCATTCTTGTTGTCAATCAGCTCTTGGACTTTGCGATTGTAGGCTTCTTGCTCTTCTGATAGCTCTCTTACAGCTTCCTTGATGGCATTGAGCGAGCTACTTTGCGACTGACTTTTTAGAGTCTCATAATCACCGAGTTCTACTTCTGACTGGTCAAAATTGAGTTTGTCAATCGTAATTGAGAAGATACGGGCTTCAAAAGACAACTTTGCAGAATCCTTGACGATTGCGACACGGTCGCCAAGCCAGATATCATCCCGTAGATCCAAGATGCTTGCCTTGTACTTTCGGATGGGATTGTTGAGTCTCAAGAGTTCTTGATATGTAGCTTGAAGTAAGACTTCTTTGTCTTCAATTTCTTCATCAACGAATACACCCCAGCGATGTTTTAGCTCACCATTTTGATAAAGTCCTTTATTTTCAATATCGTCATTCAAAACGATGTAGTTTTGTCCAGCAGGTTTATCGATAGGCTTGCCACTTGCTTTCGTCCAGACAATATCAGTAAACTCGATCCTTCGACCATATCCACCAGTCGCATTGCCTTCTGAATCTGTTGATTCCTCGCCTTTACCACGACCGATCAGAGCAGTGACAACATTGTCAGAGTCTTCTTCCATCGTGACTTCAAGAGCATTGTTTCCGTACTCGAATTGCACACCAGAGTACGAACCTTGTCTGTGATACAGATCGATGTAGCGATTGATGATCTTGTTTTCTACAAACTCATACCGCACACGAAACTCGCAGTTAAATGCTTCGATGATTTTCACAAGAGCCTCACGAGGGCTGATATAGTAAAAGTTGGTCTTATTTACTTTTGTAAGACCTTCTTTTACACCTAACTGATAGCCTGTGCCTTCTAATGCTACGTTTAAGGCTTGGTCAGCAGTAACGCTTTGCAGTCGCTTATCTTTGATGATTCGGACTGTACGCAGGTCACTTTCTGCACGATCAAGGCCTTTGATGATGTAATTATCATCCATTGTCACTTCATAGGCTTTAAACACCCCAAATTGACGACCTCGCACGAAAAAGCCAAAAAATCGCATCTGTTCGATAATTTCTTTATCAATCGCCTCGATAGGCAATTCAAATTCTGCAGCATCGAACGTGTTGATCTCGATTTTATGAGTAAATTCAATCAGATCTTGTTCTTTGATGATGTGGATCAATTCTTCTTTATTATTAAATAAATAAATCATTGATACACCTCACTAAATTCAATCGTTAGTTGACTTGAGGGGGTCAATCTTAATGTATTAGCCCCTTTCTTCAAAGAGAAAAATCTGCTGTTCACCATATCGAAATTTTTAAGCTCATTTCTGCCATTCAACTTGATCGTGCGTTCTTTCATGTCGATTTCAATGCGATTTCCTTGAGTATATGTACCTTTCAATCGAATATACTTCTGCTGTTCGACATGTAAAAGGTTGATTTCATTGACATTCACACCAACCATAAAGGAAATCTTAGGGAATGTCTCTTTGCTTCCTGCATAATTGACCTGATTGCCAGTAACAGTCTTCTTGTTCGTAAGTTTTTTCGGATCATAGCAGATCATTTTCAATTTAATGATTTGCTGGTTACTTTCCTCGTCTGGAATGTCCGCAGATTCAAACTGTGCCTTATAGATTCGATCTGGTTCATCACCAAAAATCAAATTACTTGGCTCATTCGTATCCAGTAGCTCATTCAGTTTTTCAAATTGTAGCCGAAAAGCCGAATTATTAACTCCAGAGATCAGAGCAGTGATCTCAATTTCACGCTCTTTGTAAGACTTGCGCCTAAACACTTTCCCATCACGACCAGTCACATCAACAATCTGATGTTCTTGGTCTACGACACCACGACCAGAAATCATGACAGTTTGAAATGCTCCGTTTGCATTTGTAAGCTCACGTTCTAGTGTCTTGCCGTTGAATGTCGTCTGGATGCCCATTTCATAGCTTTTTAAAATCTCGTTTGTATCTGTGAAATTATACATTTTTCCCCCTTTCTACATTTTTTAAAAAGGCAAAGCCCTCATTTTTACAGAGGGCTTGTCTTTAATCTGATACGTTCTCTCTTGCCTTGCGCGGTTGTAATATCCTCTACAAATGCAGAGAATGCACGACCACCCAATTCAAGAGTTAATTGCATTGGTTTATTCCGACCATCTGCCTCTTTGATTTCATGGTTGATTACTCCGTTGTAATCAAATCCAGAGCCAAGAGGATTGCTTGCAGTGTACTGTGATGCATCATCAATCAAATTCTCCATTGATTTCGATACTTCTGATGCATTACGATCAATACCATCTGCCACACCAAGAGCCAAGAATTTACCGACATTGTCACGGAACAACCGTGATGGACTGTGGATCTTAGCTTTTGCTTGTGCAGCACGTTCAGCTTGTGCTACAAGCGCATTTGCAGCAGCAGTAACTGCACCAAGAGCAGAGTACATACCTTGAGCCAAACCGTGGCCAATCATGCTACCAACAGATCGCATTGTGCCAACCGCAGCCATACCAACCGCTTGAATAGCAAGCATCATCGATAGCATTGCACCTCTAGCACTACCGACCCCACTTCTAATACCATTAGTGATATTTTGTGAGATTTGCTGTCCAGTTCTCTGTGCAATTTGAGCCATTTGCATGCCACTTGTGGTCATCGTCATGGTCATGCGCATCATGCCTGACTGGATTGCCATACTTGCTTGCATCATCGCCATCGTGATCGTCGTGGTCATTCGCTGGAATGATGCCGAAATGCTTGCCACGATGTTGTTCAATATCGCTTGCATCATTGAGCTGACAGAAGTCATGGACGTTCTGATAGATGCGCCCATTTGCGTCATTGCTTGTGTGACAGAGATGTTCATGGTTGTCATAGACATTCTGACACTAGTCGCCACGTTATTCATCGATGTAGACACAACTGTATTCATGCTGGCAAAGCCTGCAGTAAGGGCGGATCTAGCTTGCTGGACTCCAGTATTAACAGCAGAAACGACTTGCGACATTGCTGTACGCATAGCGTTGCCAAGCTGAGAGAATCCAGATGCAGATTGTACCATTGATGTGCCAAGTTGGGCTATAGTCGTTTGAACTGTACGGATACTACTTCCAAGACTCGTTAATACTGAGATAAAGGATGTGATCGATTGAATGATATACGTGAATCCAGATTGTACACTGGTAATCATTGTGTTAAATCCGCTCAATGACGATGTAGCATTTATAATAGCGGATCCGAATGATGCAAACTGACTGTTCAGCATTGTAAACATCACTGCAGATCGAGTTACTGCAGATGCCATTTGCTGGAATCCTGTGCCGAACGAACGGATGCCACTTGATGATGCTGTTGCAGCAGGGCCAATTGTAGTCATTGCTGTCGCAACTTTTGGCAGACCATTCGCAAGTGGATTAACTGCAGAAGCTGCAGAACGCATACCAGAGGCCATCTGTGTAAAGATAGATCCTACGTTGCGACTACCGATTTTGTACATCACTGTGTCTAATTTATCCAGATCGGCACGGAATCCGTTTAAGTTACCACCAGCAGAAGCCCCACCAAGTCCGAGAACCGCTGTGGCAACCGCACCGATACCAGCGGCCGCTTGTAGGCCGTGATCTCCTGCAAGTTTCACACCTTGACCAAAACGTTTGAACCCTTCACCAGCGTCTTTGATAGCCCCACCAATCGACTTGATGACACCAGAGACACCGTCCAAGATACTTTTAACTGCTTGCCCGAATGATTTAATGACATTAGATGCGCCCTTAAATACAGAATTGACCACATTACCAAATTCTCGAAGAATTGGAGTAATAGGACTCAATGCAGTCTTGATTGCGTTGCCTACACTCGTGAATAGGTTAGCAATACTGTTGATGATTGGTGCGATTTGCCCAACAATGCTAGAAAATGCCTGAACAATGGAAGTTACTGCTTGTCCGACTGCTTGCGCAATCTGTGCGACTGCTGGCATAACTGGTTGTAGCACTTGGACGATTCGCACAACCGCATCCGCAATGATCTGCGCTGTGGTCGTGAAGACCTTACCAAGAACTTCCACAAGTGGAGTTACCGCTTGTAGAACTGGTGGCAAGTTCGTCATGATTATTTGAGCCACTTGGACTATTGTGTTTCCGATAGTTTCTACAATCGGAGCAAATGCTGTGACAATTTGGGAGATACCAGATGCGATTTGCTGAACCGCAGAACCCACTGCTTGAATAATAGCACTGAATGATGTGCCAAATGCATTGACTAAAATTGCTAATTGAGGGGCAACACCACCCACAGCAGTAATAATTTCTGCAATCGCAGAACCAACCGCCTTGATAACTGGAACAAACGCTTGAATCGAAGGCGCTATTGTTACAATTGCTTGTGCAAATGCCCCAATAATAGCAGTCGCCACAGTGGCAAATGCTTGGCCGACAGATTGGACTACACTGCCAATTCCTTGCAAGATTTGAGCAATTCCTGCGCCTTGCATGCCAGCTAGAGCCATTGCAGCACCTACTGCCAAAATCGCAACAGAAAGAGCAAGGATATTTGCTGGATTGGCCATTGCTAACGCTTGGCCGATACCACGAAACGCAGTGGCAAGGCCAGAACCGATGCCTTTTGCAGCGATTGCAACCCCAGAGAGGGCAGTTTTAAGGCCTTCTCCAAGCCCTGTGAAGATTTGCTTGATTACTCCGTTAGATTGTCGGAAAGTCCCTTCAACAGCGCTTGTTGATGCTTTGGCTTTGTTGAAGAATCCACTGAATGGATTGCCTTTTAACAGAGCAAATAGCCCACCGAGAGCAAGTCCGGCACCACCAATAGCAGTCGCAAGGCCTCCAGCATTTGGAATGTTACCAAATACCTTCTTAATGCCATCAATAACTGGTTGCATCTTCGACATTAAGCCTGAGAATGCTGATTGAACCGATTTAACTACTGCATTAACCTTATTTCTGAATGTCTCGCTGCTCTTGTATAAATCTACGAAGTATTTAATGACAAGAGCAAGTCCGATGATCACATAAGTCCACGGATTTGTCATTGCCCCTTTTAAGGCATTAAACGCAGAACCAAGACCGCCAACAATCGAGCGTGTCTGTGTCATTGCTGTTCCAACCGCAGTCATTGCAGGGCCTACTACTGGAGACATACCAACAAATCCACGGATTACCTTGGCAACAGCATTGTCGCTCTCTGTGGCCCATTCAATAGTTTTGGATGTGCCAGATAATAAGCCTGTGAGCATCCCTTTGTTAGATGCCATCACCTTGTTTCGCAAGGACTCCCACGACCCTCCAACCTGTTCAAGTTTAGAACCGACGTTGTTCTGCATGTCTTCTGCTTGTCTAGCAAGCCAAGCCGCAGCATCACCTTGCGAACGAGATACTTCTTCGAGTGATCCTCTAGCAGCATCCCATGATTTAGTGGCATCTTTGGTTTTGTTTGAAATACTATCAAGCAACGGGCTGATAGCTTGCATCCCTGATGTATCAAACAAGGTCTTCAATGTCGCAGCCTTCTCAGCTTGTGGCATATCCTTGATCGCCTCATTCACCTCAGTCAAGATCTGCTTGAATGGCTTCATATTTCCTGCAGCATCCGTATAGCTTATACCAAGGCTATTCATCAACTTGGTTGCTTTTTTAGATGGTGCTGCCATCTTCAACATAGCATGGTTCAAGTCTTGTGATGCTTGCGCTGCAGACATACCCGTGTTGGTAATCAGACCGATCGCAGTGGATGCGTCTTTCATATCCACACCCATCAAACGAGAGGAACTTGCCACGTTAGAGAGGGCTTGTTCCATGCTCTCGACAGATGCATTAGATACGTTTGCTGTTTGGGTCAATACGGCTGCAGCCTGTTCTGCAGATCCAATACTATCGCCCCAAACGTTCATCGCTTGTTGTACAACCCCAGCAGTTGTAACCAAATCAGCACCAGAAGCGGTCGCTGCTTGTGCGATTGCTGGGAAAATTTTCTTAATAGTTTCTAGGCTGGCACCGTTTTGGGCCATGACAATCATTGCATCTGCTGCATCTTGTGCAGACAATGGCAAATCTTTACCCATTCTGTTGGCTACATCCGCTAGACCTTCAATATCTTTAGATGTACCACCAGCTACGATAGCTGCCTTGTTGAGTGAGGCCTCGAAGTCTCCAAAACCTTTTACTGCTTTTACACCCATTGCAGTGGTTGCTGCCCCTGCAATCGTCATGCCCTTGCCGACTTTCTCAAGTGATCCAAAGATATTGGATCCAGCTTTACCAGCCTTTTGCGTGAGACCTTCGACCGCAGAGCCTGCCTTTTGCATGGTGGCAAAATAACCTGCATCAGTGGCTTTCAGCACGGCTTCTACTTTAAAGGACTTATCAGCCATCTATACCTCCTTCCTTTCGCCTCCTTTGAAGTCTTTTAGCAATCTCTATCAGTTCTTGATTGACTGCAGGGCCTTGCGATCTATTCAAGACTGTTCTGCGTCGTTCTTCTTCATTGTAGAAGTCTTCGAACTTCTCAAAGATATATCTTCCGTCTTTCTTGCTCGCCTGAGCTTGCCGAATCTGAAAAGCGAGCAAATACACTCTCTTTTCTTCGTCCAACATCTGCATGTCTCTTGCACGCTGTCTGATGTTAAATTCTTTCAGTGTCATGCGTTGAGCAGTCACATAATCTGTGATGCCAAAGAAAGCAAAGATAGTTGCCATCAGATCTTCATAAGTCTGTTCAGAAGTGAGTTTGACCGCGGTTTTCTTTAGGCTTGTTCCACCGCTTCCACGATCGCCATCGTTGTCTTCTTGGTCAGTTTTGAGGTCTTGAAACATGTTAAAAAATCATCGAAGACAACATCGAGATCGTCTTGTTCTTCAAGCCATTTCTCAATATCCTTTTCAGATAGTTTGCTCCGATTCGTGATAGTTGCGGCCTGAATGATGTCAACCAAGATTGTTGGGTTTCCGTCCAAGAGATACACAACCGCAGAACGGACACCAGCTCCGAAATTCATTCCATTCACGTTAGAGCAGAACTTCTTGTCAAGTTCACGGATAAATGCGATGCCAAAAGATAATTCGTGTTCACGTTCGTTAATTGTCAATGTTTTCATTATGATTTTTCCTTTTCTTTGTGTTTTTTAGTAAAAATAAAAGAGGGCTTTCGCCCTCATAGTTATTACTGCTTATCCAGTGATAGCAGTTGTGTCAGCAAATGCATAAAGCACTTCTGCTTCTTGTTCTGCGGTAAGTGTCGCATAGCCCGGCACTGGTTTGCCATCGATTGCCATTTCAGTTTGCAAAGTGATGAGATCTTCTACGTTTGCAGGCACTTCCCACTTGCTCAATTTACCGATTGCATACAATGCTGGATATTTTGCACCTTGTTTTTCGCCCTTGAGGTCGATGTCCCATACTTCCAACTCATAACCTTCGATTACAGAATTTTTAAGCATGTTATTCAATTCATCACGAGACGCAACTGCTTCGATTGAGAGTGTAACTTCCAATCCACCAGCAGCAGAAATAGCACCGTCTTTTGTCTTTGTGCTGTCTGTTTTGCGTTCATATTCCCATTTGTGTTCTGTTTGCAAAGCGAGTTTTGCTGCAGCAGTTTTGTCGCCTTTTTTGCGGAACATCAAAATCCGATCTTTACCTTTTTGTGGTTCTAATACCATTTAGTTTTTCCTTTCGTTTAAACAAATTTAAATTCCATGTCAATAACTGCATGGAAAAGAGTTTCTTCTGTGCTGTTGTCTTTAATGATTTGACTATTACTAGAGAGGCCCATCGACCAGCTTCTATTCTCGATACGATTGATCTTGCTCAATTCGTTTTGGATCTGGTAGATCATGTCTGACAAGCGTCTGCGGTTGTTGATATCGTCCCAGACATGCACTCTCGTGCTTACTAGGCCAATCAACCCCGATTTGGTAGGGTTTGGCATTAAATGCGTATCACCCATCACACAAAATGGATATTTTGCAGACATATCGGGTAGAGCTAGATAAATATCATAGCCAAGCGAAGAAATACGCTTGTAAATCTCGTCAAATAATTGTTGATCCGGCTGTTTCATTTACCTGTCATCCCTTTCTCTAAATCTGCCACAAACTCTGGAATAGTTTCTTCCAGTGCTGGCCCCATGTACGGTTGAGCTTCCATCTTGCGTGTTCCTACTTCAACATAACCAGAATAATCTGTACCAGTCTTGACTTTGGCTTCATCACGACCGACAGTAAGATGTATAGACTGTCTTGTAGCACCCGTAGAATATCCACGAGTAAAGACAGCATTTCTTACTGCTCGTCTGTGCAAGCGTGAGCCATGATCTTTCAGAATCTCGTGTGCGTCGAATTTAACTGCTTGCGCAAAAAAGAGGGTTGCCCCTCCATCTTTTATGTCAATATCAAACATTAACCCATCACCTCGGCCACATACAAGACCGTAGAGCGTCGCTCTGGAGTCTTTCGGCTGATAACCTTGTATCGCTTACCAGAGATGATAACGGACGATATAGACTCTGTTATAACGTGATTAAAACGCAATACCTTGGCATCTACATCAACTTTATCAAGCAATTTAACTTTCAATTCCAGTCCTAATTCGGAGATAAAGCAAGGCGATACCTTTTTAGTAGGCTCTGCGTTGCTCATTCGTCCTAATTCTGGGTCATATTTAGGTTTTCCAGCTTGAAATACGAGTTCTACACGTTCGCTTTCTCTCATAGCATCTTAAATCCTCGATTTTCAAGGATAGATGGGTACTCACGTTTCAAGATCTTGTTAAATCGAGCAAAATCATCTTGATTAAATTCAAGAGTTAAACCTTCAAGTGTCTTCTTAGAGTAACCTTCCGATCCAATGCGGTTGAATCGTTCGATCATGATTTCTACAATCATGTAATCAAACTTTTCTGGCACTCCAAAATCTCCAGTATAGGCAGTAAAATGCTGGGTTGTCATCTCCTCGATTAAACCAAGCATCTTATCCTGCAAGTCGTCCTCGATATTCAACAGCACTTTTACTTTATCGATGTACGACATAATCAAATCATCCTTTCAATGCTTCAACTAATTCAGCTTTTGCAAGCGTGGAATAGCCTTCAACACCAGTTTCTTTCGCCAAAGATTTCAAATCTTTTAGCGTCATATCTTCCAAAGCGACATTTTCGACTGTTTCCGGTTCGATTTGTTCGCTCTGTTGATAGTGATAACGTAGTAGCATGCTCACGTTGTCACCCCCTTTTAAAATTACGATTCACCGAATTTGACAACTCGTGATGGATCATAGAGATATGTTCCATAGTGCTTGTCTGCAGTGATGACAGTTGCTTTCTTCAAGATGTCACGGTCAGTTTCAACCATTACATCACGTTTCAATGCAATGACAAATGCACCGTATTTGTTGACATCGTCTGTATCAGTAGCGTCTGCAGAGACTTTCACGAGGAAGCCTTTACCTTTTTCTACTTTGTTAGTACGCACGATTTGAACACCGAGAACTTCACCAAATGTTCCGTTCACAATTGTTTCAGCGCCAAGTTCTGACCCTTTAGTCCAGTTTTGAGCAGCATCTTTACGAAGAGCAGCAGCGTCTGCAGGGTTAAGCAATGCAACATAAGAAGCATCGTCTTCATCTGAGAAGATATCGAGTGCTTTTTGCAAGTTGTCAACAGTAGTTGCTGTTTCTGCTACTTTTTGGACTGCGCCTTTCGCAGCTTCTACAAGATCATTATCAATTTTGTTAGCAAGGGCAAGAGATGCTTGATATACTGCTTGTCCGATTGGATCTCCAAAACCAGAAAGAAGGGCTTCGTCTGTGATTTCAAAACCTTTAGCAGCCTTTTTGATGGTCATCTTAGATTTTTTGGTTGTAAGTTGGTCAAGTGTGATTGCAACACCTTCTGCAACTTCTGCTGCGTCTCCTGCATATTCCCATTTAGGTACAGTGATTTCGTCACCAGCTTGTCCAACAAGTGTGTTGTCGACAAACGCAAGTGGTGTGAATTTGATTAGTTTAGGCAATTTAGCTGATACCATGTCAGCCATGACTTCTGGCACTACCATAGTAGCTTTTTGAGTAATTCCTTGTGGCATAAATAATTATCCTTTCAATTGGTTATATAATTCTGGGTTCGTTTGGAATAATTCGTTTCGGCTTTGATAGCCCATCTTACGGAATTGCTCCTTGGTGATCCCTTGACCAGTTTCTTCTTGCTTGGTTGGTGTCTTACCAACTAGCATTGTTTGTACTTTTGCGTCTGCAAGAGTATTCACGAGACTAATGAGTGACTGCACTGACTGTTGTGTGTCTTCTGCGTTATTGCGCACAACAAAGTCAAGCACGGTTTCATCGGCTGTAATTCCAGCTTCAAATAGCATCTTAGAAGCCTCTTTTTCGAGTCCGTTGCGATTGAGTTGTGCTTCTAGCTCGGCAATACGTTCAGCTTGTTTTTTAGCTTCATACTCTGCTTTTTGCTCAGCGTTCATTTTGCGCAACTTCTCAGCTTCTTTCTCAGCTTTTTCAGCTTCTTCTTTCCACTTGGCAAATTTCTTGTTGATGATCTTATCAACATCTGCGTCCGTGTACTTCTTTTCGTCTTTCGGTTCTTCTTGATGTTCTTCTGGTTCGGCCGTTACCTTTTCAACATCTTCAACCGTTTCGACTACTTCTGTTTCTTTGTTCATGCGAACCTCCTATTTTTAAAGTCGTCCCCGACTGTGTTGTTTCCATAGCTTTTAACGTCATCAATGCTTGGACAAAATAAAAACCAGCCTTTCGACTGGTTAAGTTATGCGATAAATAGCAGTCTATTCCTGCAAGCCAAGATATTGGATCACCTCTCAATCTCTGTTTTTGCGTTTAACTTCATCAATCCCTGACAGTAGTCCAATTGTCATCGCATATCCAAATAAGAGGATAAGGAATAAACAGACAACCCCTGCAGTGACTGATACGATGTTCCAGATATTCAAGGTCATTTCTCTCTTTCTGCATTTTTGGCAACAAAAAAAGCCGTATTACTACGACTTTTTATATACTTAATAAGCGTATCCCGCTTCTTTCTTCATGGCATCAAATTCGTGTTTCAATTTTTCATCCGTAAGGTAACGCTCAGCCAGAGGGCCAAATGCAAACCCTTTTGGATTTGTCAAAATTTTAACGACTTCTGTTTGATCTTCTGCAGTTGGTTCATTTGGAAAAGACATCCACTTATAAAAAGAATCTAAAAGGATTTCAACAACAAAGCCTTTTCTTTCTTTATCAACCAATGCACTTCGGCCATCTTCAAGAGTGACCAATATATTATTTTTTGATTCATCGACACCGATGATTTTATTCAATTTTAACAAATTGATCACCTTCTTTCACATACAAGTTAATACCAAATTCCCTCAATGACTGGATTTGTTTGTCACTTGGTTTGTCTTTTGTAAAGTACATACTGGATATATCAGACATTCCTACTTCACCATGATATTGAGTCTCTAAATAACGAACACCAAGAGCCTTGCTTGCCTCTTCTGGTGTTTTTATGTTTCCAGCTTTTAACAAATCCACTGTTTCTTTTAGTAACTCTTTATCAATGCCGACTAAATTCGGTCTATTTGGATTGTCTGCAACAAGTTCTTGATAGACTGCAGGGCCAAGGCTGTTGTTTACTGTGAATGTTGTCTTGCCAGCCATTTTATCTTTTGCAAAGTGGATGATAACATCCCCATACTGGCCAACACCGCCCCAGCTCGTCGAGTTGTGGACAAAGTCTTTATAAGCGTCCTTATTGCCGAAATAGCCATACTTTTCAAATTCAGACTTTTTCAAGCGTTTGCCAGACAAACCAAACAATTGATTTGCGGCTTGCCGTCTATACTTCGTGTTGACAGTCCCACCGCTTGTACCTGTTTCAAACTGATTCATAAATCTACCAGATTCTATCAGTTTGTCAATGTTTGCAGATTTAAAGCGCATAGAATATGCACTATTGCCGATCACCTCTTTCAGCACGTTGCGAGAAAGTTCAATTTCTTCTGGTGTCAGTCTGCTTTCTATGTGATTATTATACCACTTTTTAGCGTTGTCAACAAAATTTTGTAATGTTTTTTGTGCTAAATCTAAACCTTTTCCAAAAGAATCTCCGAAGCTGTGAGTTTCCTCTTTTTCCGCTTCATCAACAGCTTTAGTTTGTTGCTTAACTTTTTCACTAATGCCAGAATAACGAGCAGCAACACTACACCGACAAAATGGATGCATTGGAGCGCAGTTGCGCCCAGATTCCATTTCAGACACTTTAAAGATTTTTCCATCGAACGGAGCGCATATCTTGCAAGCACTTGGCTCTGCGATGTACTCATATTCATCATATCCTTGAGATTCAAGGCTATCTTTTTGCGCTGCCATTGCAACTCGTGAGCCTTCTGTCACTGCCAAGCGTTTCGCTTGATAGGCAGATACACCAAATTCTTTGCGTAGTTTTGGAATGATCTGTGTTGGATTCTTTCCGAGTATAAGTAAGTCTGCGGTTGCTTTCTTGACTATGTCTCGAAGAGTGTTTTGACGCTCCCAGATACGACTTGACCAAGTAGCACCGTTGAAGTTACGATCTATAGCCTGCTTCATCGCAGTAGAGACCGTAGCTCCTTCTGATACCCCCAAAATACCAGCTTGACTCTTTAACCCTTGCAAGTATTCGCCTTTCAAAAAGTCGCCTGTCTTCTTTTCTTCCTCGTTTGCGAGAGCAATCATCTGCAAGTCTAGCTCTTGTTGCAATGCTTCGAGTCTTGATACTCGCATTTTTAGGTTATAGATAGCCAATTCTCTGTTAGCTATCGCACCAAAATCTTTTTCTTCAACATATCGTTTAGCTTTTTCGGAAAAAGCAGCAACATCCATTGCATCGAGTCGTGCGATAACCTCAGAATAGGGGATATTCCCATTCTTTTCAGCATAGCGATTGATAAACGCTCTGATTTCCTTATCGATCTCGTTGAAGTAGTAATCATGCATTTTTTTTAATTCAGTAGCATAATCTTCATCACGCTTGATTGCTGCACGTTGCTCTAATTCAACACGATTGCGCCAGTAACTATTCTGTCTGACGGTCTCTGTCATCCTCTATACCGTCCTTTTCTTCGTTCCCTTCTTCTGTATCCTTGTTGATTGCAAAATCACTCATACGCTCATTCAGAGCCATTTGCTGATACAGTGCGCTGTCTTTCTTACTTTCCTCTTCCATACGCTCAAGCTCTTCTTTTGGATCTTGGACGATAGACAAGACAGAAAGTTTAGTTTCATCTGACACTTGACCATTCAATTGGCTTACGATCTGTGCTTCTTCCAGTGTATTCTTCGGTACGTTACGAGTAAACTTGTAATTTAGCTCAGACCATGCATCTGCTGGTACTTGTGTAGTCGGCACAGACAGGACTACTTCATACAATCGATTAAATCCAGACTGCATTTTGCGGTCTTTTGATTTGGCAAGATTGTCCATTGCTTGGAGCTTATAAGCAAGAGCTGTACCAGAGCTATTGCCAAAGTCTTTGTCTGACAGATTGGCGACCATCGAAATGTTGAAAATTGCATCACGCAACAATACAATGAGATTTTCTTGTGTCTGGTCTGCATTTGGTTTTTGTAGGAAGTCAACATCTAACTGACTGCCACTTTCACCCCATAGATTAAATACACGATTGTCACGGATGCTAGAACTTACTTCATCGTCTAGCTCCATTCCGATGATTTTCAAATAAGCATCTGCAAAATAATCAACATCATTTGCTTTCTCGCTGACTGCTTTGTTGAGTGCGTCAAGCAATGTCTTCACGCTTTCAAAGATGCCTCGACGTTCTTCGTTCTCGATCACTTCGATGATTGGGAGATGTGAGTAGATGTGGTTGACTCGCTCACCGAAATGCACATCACCAGCATTATCAAGTGTGAAATAGATCGTTTCTGTGTCAGTAACAACCTCACCAGTGCCGGCGCCCGTCTCTTCGTCAATCATGTAGCGTACAGCAAATTTAGGACGCTCTGCAACAGAGTTGTCATGCACAATCAGCATACTCATTGGGCTGTTGTATGTCACTCTAGTGTTTGCATCTTCGTCTTGGTACACATACCAAAATGCATGACCAAAGATATCAACCAGCTTGGAAAGTTCGCTCTCGCTGTCTTCCATGTCGTTGAATTTTCTAAAGTCATTGACATAATCACTAATAACCTGATCGTCATGTGATACAGTGGCTGGAATACCAATAAAATAGCCGTTGAACATGTCCACGATATATTTTGCATAGTTGACAACTAGACGATTGTCGGGCTTCCATGCATCTTTAGCTCTGTTATGCAGGATCTTGTGATCTGATAGATATAAATTTTCGTTTTCTCGATAGGTCGGTACGAGTCTACTTAAATGCAAACGAATCGCTTCCGTTACGATCTGTGCGGTCACTTCTGTGTCTACTGGTACAGTCAGCAGTCGCTTGTTGTTTATTCTGACTTTAGTCAATTAAAAGCCCCCTTTAAATGTTTTGATTTTTGATTTAGTGATCTTGTCTTGGATCGCATAACGTATCGCATCCAAACAGTGGTTGTAGCTATCGACAGGCTCGTTGATGTACTCATTCGTGGCCTTGTCCTTCTTCCATGTGTAGTTTTCCAATTCTCCAATGGTCTTCACGCATCTTTCATCTACAATCCACTCATACTGCAAGAGATACTGGATTCCTTGCATGACTGAACCAGCACCCTTCTTGACATCGATAACTCGACTGATACCAAGGTTGCGAAGCTCTTGGTTCGATTTCTTTTCAGCCGAATCGGCTCGAATTTGCTCCTTCGCATACCCAAGGGCGGTAATACTCTCTGCGATCTTGTCATTTGTCAGTCCTTTTTTCACATATTCCTCGACAACATACAGCCTTTTACGGTCATCATCGATCTTTACATGCATAAATGCGCTCGGGTCGTTAATAAACCCATAGTCAAGGCCAAAATAGGATGTGATTTGCCTCAAATCGTCTTTATTTAGCAATGCTTTTGTGTATTTTGGGAAAACCAGCTTGTCAAGAGTCGCAAATTCACCGAGAGCATAAATTTTGTAATATGCTTCATTGCGATTTGCAAGTTCTTCGATATTTTCCCGTGTAACTGCGTCTAAAAAGCGATTATCCTTGTATGTCGTCTGATAAACGACTGTATTTTTTGGCTTTTTGACAAAAAAAGCATTATAAACCCAGTTCGCTTTAGAAACTGGGTTGAACATCAAGTATATTTGCTTCTGCTTATGTGCTTTATCCCGTAAACGAAGCGTGAGCTGTGTATAGTCGTCAAGTGTGAACTCAGAAGCCTCTTCCATGACTACATCAGAGATACCCTTGATAGATTTAATCTTCTCTGGGTTATCCATACCCTTGAAGATAAACTCTGCTCCATTTGGCAGCTCTATTCGAAATGCAGACATGTTGATTTTGCACATGTTAAGGATGCCAAAGTACGACAATGTTGCTTGCACATCTGCAAAGACTGAGTCACGAACAGTCGCACCGACTTTTCGAAGTACAAGAATCTTGCGAGGCTTCTTCCAGTCTTTTAGCGCCTTGATAACAATCTTTTGAAAGACTCCGTGACTTTTCCCAGAAGATGCCCCACCATAATGCACCTCAGTAAATGTGTCATAGTCAAACAGATGGTCATAGATGTGCCTGTTGAATACCTTAGACGGGGTGATGTTAAGTCTTATCGTCATCCCAATCACCCACATCAATCACAACTGCCTGCGTGATGTCAGTTTCTACTTTCTCAGTCCACATCCTGTATCTTTTACCGATTAATTCGGCAGCCTTGATTCTATCTTTAGCACTAACATCAATATCAACAATCTCTTGACCAAGTTCACCAATACCGATGAGTGTTTTTTCTTGTTCCTCTCCACGCATGACAGCAGTTAGGTACTGTAACACTTCATCTTGCGTTGCAATCTTCTCAGATTCAAGGAGTTTCAAGCGTTCATCTATATATGTTTTAATGCCGACATTAGCCAAGAGCTTATGTGATTGACTACGAGAATAAGATTTAGAGTAACCAGCCTTTAACGCTGATTTCTCAATGTTTCCACTGATGATGTACTCATCTGCAAAACGTTGTTGTTTTAGTGATAATTTATTGATTTTCCATCACCCCTTTCGTAGAAAAAAATAAAAAAGATCGGTTTAATCCGATCCCGTTGATATCAATAAGAAAGACAAGGAGCAAGTAACGTGAAAAATCATCAAAACTATTTTTTGGAGATAAAACTTTGAAAAAAAACGCTCAAACCGCTTGAAGTAGATGTCCTGCTCTCCTTGTCCGTACTACCATAATAGCACTTTCTCATTTCCATAATGTCCGTTTATGTGTCATAATTTCAACGCTAAATGTTCGATCCCTGACTTTTTGGCTCTCTGATAAGTCGTGCGTGAGCAGTTCAGTTGTCCTGTCGTTTTAATCCAGTTATATCCATTTACATAAGTATATCTCAAAACAGCTCTTTCAAGTGGATCTTCAAGTTGATCAATTGCGTTGATCGTCTTCCTGCTTTCTGACCATAGAGTTAAAATCTCGCTTTCGATCTTCTTTTTCTCGTCGATGATCTTCACGTTTAGTTCTTCCGTCTTATTCCCTCGCTTGCTGCCTTTTGGCTCGTCCGAGTACACTTGCGCTTTTTGTACAAGAGATTCCAGAGCAAAGATCTCCTGCCTTTTGGACTTTATTGTGTCATCAAGAAATTTCAGGTTATTCAATCGTTTCTTAACATTCATCCACCAACTCCGTTTCTCTCAGCAACATCCTGTAATTCTTCCGCACGTTGTCTTTCACGCATCTGATACTCACTGTTTAATTTATTTATAATCACATCCTGCGCATTATTCTTCTCAGCTAACCGCTGGATAGACAGCTCATGCTCTTGTACCGTCCATTCCAGATCGTGGCATTTAGTGGTAAGATCATTAATCCGTGAGTTTAGATTGATGCACACGATCATAAATACCAGCGATACTGATGCGAGGATTGTGTAAAATAGTTTAGTCATCAATTGCTCCCTCTACTGTTATTTTGTATTTTGTTCCGTCCTTTAGTTTCAAAGGAATTTCCACTTTCTTTGCTCCCTCAAAGATAATTTCAGCCAAAGCATAAATAACATTCTGGCCTATGAGGTTTTCTAGTTCATCTTTCATCGTTTCCCTTTCTATTTTTAAAAGCTATCACACTAGCCCAGATCAAACCGGACAGCCAAACCAGAGCGAGTAGCAAGTAGATAAAATTTTGTGTGTCCATTAGTCTACCTCCAATTTATTCACAATATAAAATCTTCCAAGTCAGGGTCGTTTAGCTCACCTAGAGTATTCCACATACCTCCTGCTAGACGTTTAACTTCCTTGGTTTCATTGATTCGGGTTGGTGTTTCTTTAAAACGCCAGCCTTCGGCTCCGTCGTACTCAAAGCGTTCGAGCCACCAGCCTTCACCGACTAACACTAAATCTCCTGCAACTTTAGCAGATCCGTATCCTGCATAATAGTCTGTCCGTTTAGCCACTTTTTCAAAATTCTCCCTTGTGATTCCAAAATCAACACCTTGAACGAAAAATACATCATCAAATGTCTTTCCATTTTTATCTAGGATCTTTAAAGTTTCTTCCCACAAATTAGTCATTATTACTATCCTCCAGCAATTCGGGATTTTCTAGCGAATTTCCGATAATCTCAAACTTATAATAAGAGAGATATAGTGGTTGCCATTCTGTCGTTCTATTTTTTAGTTCGTCTACAAACTCGTAGATAAAACAAGCATAAGAACCATGCCATTTAACAATAACTTTTCTGCCATTATAATCAAGGATATCTTTTTCAAAGATTTCCTTACCATTCTTGTCTTTTAGGCCTGTTGATTGCATGAGATTAAGGTCATTGTTTACAATCCATGAACCAGCAACATCGTCCTCATCAATAATCCAAATATTGCCATCACAAACCATAACTTCGTCTGGCTGATACATACGAGTTAATGACCCGCTATCATACGCTCTAAACTTTGGTATCATTCTTCCACCTCCTCAATCTCAATACCTGGACAATCAAACACCCATCCGAAACCAGCTTCTTCTAGTTCTTTGCGGGTGTGTTCATTTCTTTTTGAACTGTCGTAGGTTCTTGCAAAAAAATATCTGTTTATACCTAATCCATAAACTAAAAGGTTTTCTTCAATTTTCCCCTTTATCTTTACTGAATACCGCTTCTCTTTCTCAACCTCGTAGCCGTCAAGCCATGCACGGGCCACTAAATCAAACGGTTTTTCTTGCAAAAACCATTTACCGACTTCTTTATTTGTAAAATCAAAATCAAATAAATCAGACACATCTTTACAATGTTTCTTCCCTTCCTCTATCCAATCCGCCACAAACTGCGGAACGGCTGGCTTCTGCGGTTCGTCAACATTTTTGTATACCAAGTTTTTGTCAACTTCCACAATATCCATATTTTCGAGCTGGATTTGCAATCCTTTGTAACCCAAAGTGTCTGCAGTATGCCCTACCACATATCCTTTTAAATACACTTTTTCATTATTCATATTTCAATTCCTCCTCAAGCATTAACTACTGGGAAATGGATGTTCCCAATCACTAGAGAAGCAACACTGTAGTAATAGCCATTATGCTCTGCTTCGCAATTGGCAACAGCCACAGGGTTCTGATTGTGGAAGATAGTTACTTTATTTTTATAACCTATTCCCCAGTGGTCAGGAATTTCTTCAGGATTACCAATTTCAATATTAGTAATCACGGCGTCAAGTGATACGTCTTGAAACTCTCCTCCCGCCCAAGCGCAACAATCACTTTCAGACATCTCAATAGTGATCTTTGTGCCATCTTCAAGTAGCAGAAAGTCTTTATCCCATTTCACGATACGCTTATAGAGTAACAACTCTTTAAGTTCTTCTAATGAACCGTATCTTGTATTTTTTTGGTCAGGGCTGTAATAGTATGGTAATTTAATAGTTTCTGTCATTTTGGTTTTCTCATTTCTTTCCGCTTTTTATAAATCTTCTTCTTTAACAAAAGAACCATCCACCCAGCGGCCCTTACGGTCTTTAATTTCGTTATATGCGATCTCGAAACAATCAGCAAATCGGATGGATCGTTTAATTAAATCAATCTCCATATTAATCTCTATCTGTCTTTTTAAAATAGGGGAGTTGCTCTGCTCCCCTTTTTTAGAAAAAAAGATTAGAGGGCCTTTCTAATTTTATAGTGAGCAATACCCGATAAGTGGAATTGCACCGCTTCGAAGTCTGACATCGGGTAGCTATCGGGACGGGTCGATAGCGTGAAATAAAAATGTATCATAAGGAGTCCTAACCCGTCCTAAATCCTATAGAGGGAATCGAACCCTCTGAGGTTTCCAAGCCTCATACCAATCTAGGACGTGATGGATCAGCAGCATCACTATGAACTATCATCATTACTGACTTATGCAGTCTTGCTGATCTGGTCGTAAGCGTATATCAGACTTACTTGTATGTAAATTTATGTAAGAAAGGATTCTCCTTTTTTATTTATATAGTCGATATACATTTTTTTGAGTTGTGTGTTAAGGCATAAAACCAGTAGTTTTATCACAACTCGTAACCCCTGTGAGGTTATGACCGACAGACCTGTTACAGTCTGCCAGCCTTAAGTTAGTGACATTATTCACCCTCACGTTTAAGAGAGATCCGTGCCACACCACCAAGAATAAACATACCAGCGAATGATAATACAAGGGCGCTCTCTGCACCCGTATTAGGGAGCGTGTGAGCGTTTGTTTCGGTAGGTTGATAAATAACATTAACTTGCTCTTTCTGAGGCTCTACGGACGTGCTAGACGGCTTAGAATTGATTTCAGTAGGTTTATCCTGTTTGGGTTCTGGAATATCAATGATAAGCTCTGGTTTTTCCAAAATAGGAGCTGGTGGCAATAGTGGAATATCTTCGATATTGATTTCAGGTTTTTCCAAAATAGGAGCATCGAATGGTACGACTCCACCAGACCATTCTGGCTTATCGAGTTGAGGTGCATCAAATGGTACTGTTCCGCCAGACCACTCTGGAATTTCAAGTACTGGTGCAGGGGGCATAAGAGGAATGTCTTTTAAGTCGATAGACGGCTTGTCATAAACTGGAGCTTCATTTGGGATTTCCCAAACTGGTTTATTCTCACCGACTGCGTCACCTTTACCACCAACTAACTGGATCTTTTGGTATGAAACAGCACCAGCATCTTCTGCCTTAATCTCAATTTTGTTTGTAGGATTAGTTGAATCTTTAACAGCATTTGTGAGCTTAGTCTTGTAGTACAGATAGATCATTTTATCTAAGCGATCCATTTTAATTGTGAATCCATGATCTGATTTACTGATTGATTTAACAAGATCCATAGCACTGCCTTTGTCTACCCAAGGATCCAGGCTTTCAATGTTCTTGATTTCAAAATAGTTATCAACTAACTTCTGATTTTCTGACATTTCATCAATGATAGTCACGTAGTTAAGTACTTTTTTAGCGTAATTAACTCGTGCCGTCCAATTGATAACAGTAGGATCTTCTTTGTCTTGTGAACCCCACTTAGCGATAAGTTCGTCTTTACCGATTTCTTGTTCTGCTCCGATGTTAGCAGTGACCACTGTACCGTTAAAGTTAGCAGTAACAGGCTTACCTGGTACTACCTTATCTGTCCAACTTGCATCTAACTTTAGACTCATGCTCTTATTTAAAGGGTGTGACTTGAAATAGTCATTAAATACCGTAGTCACTTTGTTAGTAGTTGCATCTGCTGTAGCTTTTCCGACAACTGCTTTTTCGGGATTGTGTACTTCAAATTCGTAAGATGTTTGGAATTTCACTTCTTCAGGCAAATCAAAAGTAACCTTGTCACCTTCATTTACTTCAATATTGTCTGGGATTTTAATATCATCATACTTGACCTTGAATGGAGTATATCGACCATTTCCTTCTGGTTGTTCTACTGTCACTTTTGGATTGGTTACTTGAATATCACTCCCATTCTTGACAAATTGTGTAGCATTTCCTTGTTGGTTTGAATCGTTGCTTTGGCTTCCTGTTTCTCCATTTGAAGTTCCAGCAGTTGGTTGTTTAGCAGCCTGCGTTGTTTCATTTTTTTCTGCTCCAGTTGTTCCAGCAATTGGAGTTGTAACTCCGCTTGTGCTATTTCCTGCTGTAGTTGTTCCTTGTACTTCATCTGCATATACTCCTTGTGCGGTTGCCACCGTTGCGATTGTTGCTACTGTTGCGAAAACTAATTTTTTGTTCATTGTTGTTATCTCCTAAATTTTTTTAATTTTAATTTCGATTCGTGGATTTGGCGAGTAAACCTTTCTTGTTGTATGTTCTACAACTTGGTTGTCGTCCCACCAAACGCAGTTGGCATCTGATATGCTGTCATATATCGCCTTTTCCAGATTGTCAAGGTCTGGCTTTTTGGCGCAATAGATTTTCTCGTTTAAAAATCGTTCGTATCGCTCCCACGTTTTAGCTTTTGCTTTTGGTGTTGGCTTCTTAGATACAACTTGAGGAGCTTTCAGATAAAAAGTGACTTCTGTTTTAAGATAGCCTTGCATTTTTTCGCCCTTGTATAGACTTTTAATGAGGTATGTAGCAGAATTTCGCCATGCTTTCATTTTTGGGTCTTCGTATGCCCCACCTCGCCCAAATTTTGGGCGCGTTTGGGCTTTTGGCTCGATAGGTATTGTTAATTTAATCATTGTTCAACACCTCAGAATGGCAAATCATCATCTGAGATGTCCATCGGACTGCTTTGCATCGGTTCATTGCGCCCAAAGTTTGGTTGTTGGCTACGGTTTTGTGTTTGATTTTGATCATTCTGCTTGTTAAATTCCAATAACTGGAATTTTTCAGCTACCACTTCGGTCACATAGACCTGCTGGCCTTGCTGATTTTCGTAGTTGCGTGTTTGGATCCGTCCTGTGATACCAATCAAAGCCCCTTTTTTAGCCCAGTTGGCCAAGTTCTCTGCTTGCTGTCGCCAGATAACGCAGTTGATGAAATCTGCTTCACGCTCTCCGTTCTGACTCTTGAAGTTGCGGTTGACTGCTAGTCTGAAAGTGGCTACTGCTTGATTATTTGGTGTGTAACGTAGTTCTGCATCGCCAGCCATACGACCGACTAATACTGTATTGTTAATCAATTAAATTCCCTCGCTTATTAAGTCATTTAGTGTTGTGATATGTCCTAGTTTCTTTTGGCTTCGGCAATAATCACAACATCCGCAAGCTTTCGGCTTGATTTCATAGTTGATCACTCCCCAAACTTCTTTGATGTTTTGTTTGATAAAATCAAGTCCTTCGTCTAGCCACCCCTCATCAATTCTGATAAGTTCTTTATCTGGCACATCTTCTTTGCTTACTGCTACGATAATTGGCCTAAATTCTTCGCCCGTCATTTGTTTTAGCAATTCCCGATATACCGCCATCTGTCCGTGGTAGCCAAAGCCTAAAATATTATTAACAGATGCAGGTACTTTCATTTTTAAATCTTGAGACCATTCAACCGAGTGAATAGATTTCATGGTTTTCAAATCTGCAAAATATTTTTTTGTCAGATTTACTGTATCCAGCTTCCCTTTAAACGGTACACCTTCAATTTCACCGTACACGATCATTTCTTTTTCAACTTGATCGGAAGACTGACCGTGATATAGTTTATTAAAGGCTTCATCGTTTTTTAAAGCGTCAATCATGCTGTCACCAATTAAAAAGTCTTTTTTTAGTTGGCCCTTGGTTTTTCCAGCCTTAGAAATTAATTTGTCAGCATTATCATCAAGGAATTTCTGGTGCGCTTCCTCGCTTTCAAAAAAGCTATGAACGTAGTTTCCAAGCAATAGAGGTGTTTCATCTTGCGTTTCCGCCCACTCGCCATCTTGAATAGCTAGTGCCTTAGCTTGACACTTCATAAACTTTTTGAATTGTGAATTTGATAAATACTCACGATCCTCATAGTAGTTTTCTTGTGTTAATTTTTTCATCGTTGCTCCTTAGGTACGATTGTCCCGCCTTCAAATAGACTGATTTCTTCTGGCTCGTCGTTATTCGCCTCTGATTCGTCCATTTTGGTGTTTATCTCGTCTTCGTTGATGATCTCCTTCATCTTGGGCTTTTCGTCCTCTGTAGGCTCACTAGGACTGTTTAAGAAGTCGTCTATTGTCTCTCCACTTCCCTCGATGACTTCTGCATCCTTGATTGTCCGATTATCACTGTACTCGTTTTCTGTCGTGCGATTCACTGCATCAACAAATAAGTCGTTATCGTCCGATGTATTGAAGAATTGTTTTGCTGCACGATTGATAACAGTTCGCTTCGCCATTTCTTGCGGAAACTCGTTCTGCACCGCCTTGTTTCGTGATTTAGACCATGACTTATCAATTTCTTTCTTCGTCATAACTGTCAAAATCTTTTCTCCATCGACTTTCTCAATGATGCAGTACGCTCCAACAATTGGATTGTCTGCATTCATCCAATCAGTTTCATGACTAACAAAAACTTTCCGTCCGTTTTCGTTTTTAATCTGGAATTTGTCGCCCTTGTAGATAACCTCTGCATAGATGTCTTTGACTTCTGGAAGTTGTTTTACAACTTTCATCGTTCCAAAATATGAGCGAGTGAGTTTAACTGTTGATCCATAAGGAACAAAATAGCACTGTGTTTTGGCTGGGCTTAGCCCTTGTGTAACCATATCAAGCAAAGCGTTATACACGCTTTCGGGAGTACATTTTTCAAGCAAGTTACCACTATTTGAATTTTTCAAAGCGTAGTATGCAGAGCTTAAAGCGTTGCTTACACTATAATTTGGGGCGATTAGCAGACCTTCGTTCTTCATCGCTTCAATTCGTGTCGCTACGTTTGATGTAATCTGTTTCTGTGTTAGTTCGTTTGCCATTGTTTTATCTCCATTATTTTTTTAAATTTCATCATCATCGCCTAGATAGCGTTTGAATGATCCCGATCTTAACCATAAGTCTGGATCGTGGTAGTCGATTTCTTCTTCAATTTCTTCGTTTTCGTCCATTTAGTAGCACCCGTAAAACATTTGTGTGTTCGATGTCCCTTTTCTTATAGATTTCTAACAGAGTTTCAAGCTCTTTGATTCGTCTTGATTTTCTAAAGAACATTTGTCATACCCCAAAAATCATCAAGATCAATAGACTGGATAATTGACAAATTCTTTTGCTCTGTGAGAATTTGTCGTTTATAAGGCCCTAAACCCTCGATCCGTTCTTCTTCGTTCCGTGGGATATAATATCCGTTTGGATTAAATTTCTTTGCCACGATAGGCACTCTGAAATTCACTCGTAAGCTCTCTACTGTATTTTCTAATTGACGCTTACCAATGCCTAGACGTCCCCTAATGTGATTGGCTGGGATAGGTTCTTCACAAGTCCCATTCAAAATTTGACTAAATACATTCGCTTCCAGCGTTGTCATATCTCGACTTACTGTCATATACATTCCTTTCTAACTTAATGCACATAGCATCAAGTCTTTTATTTTTCCCTCAGCAACTACTGGATCGCTATTCAATAGTTTTTCTTTCAGCATCTCTGACAGCGGGTAAAACATCCGCTCAAAGAGTTTAATATCTTCCTCAATCAAAATGGTAACCCTCTCCTATCTTCTGCATTTGCTGGATATTTAAAGTAAAGATTTTTCCCGCCTTTCGTTATACGACTTCTTAAACCGTCATCGTATGCTTCTTTCATTGCTTTGCCGCCCATGTTGGTAGTGATAATCGTTTTATCACGATGATCTAAAAGGGTGTATAAGAAGTCTTGCTTCCACTGTCCACGGTCTCCCTTGCCTAAATCATCAAGTATTAGGAAGTCAACCTTAGTCAGTAGATCCAACCAGTCATTTGTTGTCATGGCCCCTTTCTTGTCAAACCCACCTTGTATTTTCTGAAACAAAGTCGGTACATTGACGAATAAGATGCTTTTGGGGAGTTTGTTCGCCTTAAAATCCGCATTTAGCTTTTCAGCGATTGCTAGTGCAAGGTGTGTTTTACCTCGACCAGCTTCACCCATAATAAGAGCGTTTCCTCGTCCGTCCTGTAAATAATGATGTACCAGCCTTAACGCGTAGTTCTTGGCTTTCTCGTCAATCTCATTTGATACCGTGAAAGTTTTGAAAGTAGCGTCTTTCATTTCTGGCGGTATGATGCTGTTTTTATCAAAAACATCGTAAGTCTTTCTTAGGATTGTAGCCGTGTGAGCTTGTCCTATCTTTTGCTCTTCTTCCCGTGCCATCTTTTCACGTTGGCATTCTGGGCAAAAGGTTCTGTTCCGTTCGTCCTGTAGTGGCACATCGTCATTTAATGACCACATAAAGCACGAATGTATAGAGCAGGTCTCTTGTTCGTTGATATGGTAGACCAGCGGTAAATCCATGCTGTCACCTCCTAAAATCCTAGCTCTGGATCTATTTCGTGTACGCTGATATCTGTGCCAAGTAGTGCATATTTGCCACTCTTGAAATCCTTTGGCTGTTTGTTCTGATCTTTTTTCTTTTCCTCAAAGATCCGATCTGACTCTTTGACTTCTTCCAGCGTTGTATATCCTTTTTCTTTCCAATTTTTCAAAATCTTATTCAGATAGTTAAAACTGGTAGAGCCAGCATCTTCTGTGCGTTCCACTGCGTACTGAATCATAGGCACTGTAAAATGATCTAATGCAATGTATTCATAAATCATTTGTAAGTGTCGTTCATTCAATTTGATCTCACTATCTTTAAATATTTTAGATAGAGATTTTTTGTTCTCAACAGGAACAGTATTGTTATGGTTGTTAACCTTATCTAACTCTAACCTATCCTTATCTAAACTATCCTTACCTAACCTTACCTGCGTATCCAATTTGTATACATCTTGTACACATTGTTCCAAAGGCTTGATATTAGCGGTTTTTGTGTCATCATACTCGATTTGAGACTTTTCATTTTGATAGATTGTTGCTTGGAAACGATCTGCTTGGATATAGTTGTGGATGCGCCAATGCCGAATGACGACAACCCCACTTTCAAAAGGAATAATAAACCCTTTCGCAATCAATAATTTCAAATCATCCCCACTTGCTCCAATCATCCGTTGAATAATTGAAACACGATCCACGAAGCCCTCATCATCTGCGTTCATGTTTAAATGAAAGTAAAGGTTTTGTGTCGTAGCTGGCATTTCAATAAATTTGTCTGTATCTGTTATCTTTCTACTAAACATTCTTCGTTGTGCCATCTATACCTCCATCGTACCCCAATCATTATCTGAGTGTGAATGCTTCCGTGCATAAGCTAGATCAGCTTGAAATGCTTGGTAGCCCTCTTCAAATTTCTCTTGCAAATCTTCCTCATACTGTCGCATGATCGCATCTTGTTTTGCTTGTCTGGCTTTCTTCCGTTGCGCACATTTAAAGTCCCAGACCGCTCCAGCGAATCCTGCCGCAAAAAAACTGATTGCAATTAATCCTGTCCCTAATAATTGACTTGTTAGTGTTGGTTCTAGCATTTTTTCTTCCCTCGTGTTATAATTAAGCTGTAATTTTTGGTAAGCCCTTGTTCTACAAGTGGCTTATTTTTTATGCACTGATTTTTTCAATCATTTTTTCCTGCTGTTCAATAGCTCGAAGCATGTCTGTCATGCTCTCCTTTTTCGTTTTATATCGGTTTCGTTCTTTCCATTTTAGGAATAGATGGAAGCCTCTATAGTTGATAAATACCAGTTTGTGAGTTGGTGTTTCAACAAATGCCTTAAACTCTGGATGATTTCGCATTTCTTCGACAAATGCTTTTGCAGTCCGTGGCTTCAAACCTTCCCACTTTTGAATTAAGTGGTTGTAGTCGCCCCACTCTGCTTTTTCATCAATGGAAACAGACTTATATGTAATTTCTTCCATCTCTACTCCTCAATTTTTTCCGTTATTTGATAAAATCAATTCATTCATTTTCTGTAATTTCTCATTAATGAGATATCCTTTCTAAAAAAATTAGACCACTATGTCCAGATGATATCTTTATAATCGATATCCAGCGTCTGCTCTATGATCGGAATATACTTTGCGTTCGGCTTTGTGTTACCAACCCGCCAATTTGAGACTGTCGGGTAACTAACCCCGATAGCATCAGCGAATTGTAACACTGTCATATTTCGTACTGCCATCCATTGCTTCAATGTCAATTTTTCCATATTGCAATTCCTTTCTTTTTTTATTTTTTTTGGATCATTCCCTGACCTTGATT